AAATATGGCAGCGCCGAAGCTGATCCAGATCCGGTCGTTGCGCTGCTGAAATTGCGAAACGAGGTCTATGCCTTAAACCGCCACACTATTGAGGTGTTTGACAACGTGGGAGGCGATAACTTCCCCTTCGCGCGCATTGAAAGCGGGCAAATTCAGAAAGGATGCGTCGGCACCCGCGCCTGTTGCGTGTTTCAGGAAACCATTGCCTTTCTGGGTTCGGGGCGGAATGAGGCGCCGGGCATTTACCTGGGCACCAATTCAGTCGCGCGCAAGATCAGTACGGCAGAGATTGACCGCGTTCTTGCCGGATACCCAGAAACGCAACTTGCGGAGGTTTTGCTTGAAGCGAGGAACGACCGCGCGCATCAATACCTTTACGTTCATCTTCCAGATCAGACGCTTGTCTTTGACGCGGCGGCGACGGAAGCATTGCAACAACCGGCATGGTTCATCCTGACATCTTCACTTGATGGCGTGGCGCAATACCGAGCGCGCAATTTCGTGTGGTGTTATGATAAATGGCTTTGCGGCGACCCCACCAATGGCGGTTACGGCTATTTGACTATGGATCGCTCCGATCATTACGGCGCAAAGGTGCGGTGGCAATTTCAAACCGCGATCCTTTACAACGAAAGCCGGGGCGCTGTGGTGCATAGCCTAGAGCTTGTTTGCTTGCCCGGCTATGCCGTGTTTGGCGTTGATCCGGTTATAACCACTTCCTATAGCGTTGACGGGCAGAATTGGAGCCAAGACCGGCGCTTGTCCCTGAATGGCTTTGGCGCCTTGAACAAGCGCGTTGTATGGCATCAACAGGGCATGATGCGGAATTGGCGCATTCAGCGCTTCCAGGGCACCAGTGACGCGCTATTGCCCGTGGCGCGGCTAGAAGCGAGCGTGGAGCCGCTTGCCGTATGACGCGCCTGCGCCTTAACCGAAACCAGCTTGCGGCCTTCCTGCCGGATGATGACAGCATTCGGAAATTTGAGGCGCTATTCACGCAAGCGACGGACCAGACGCCGGCGGAAATTGCCGACCTGACGCTTGTTATTCAGGAGGCATCGCTTAACGCGGGCACGGCTGATGCCAAGGCTACGCAAGCCAATGATGCGCTTTCCCGCATTGCGGATAGCCTGGAATTGCTGGCTTACGGCCCGTCGCGCTTGCCGGTGGTAATGCCTGATGACCTGGCCCCTCCGATCCAGCCGATGGCGTTTCTTGATAACCTGACCCCGCCGATCACGCCGCCTAAGCGGTCCCGGTTTGGTTCTTTCTATGACACAACCACTCAAACGGCGGCGGCGATCAATACCGCCTATGCGGTCACGTTCAACACGACTGACCTGACCGAAGGCGTATATCGTGGCAGCCCTACATCGCGCATCTATGTGGACGAGCCGGGCGTCTATAATTTCCAGTTTTCGGCGCAGCTTGATAAAACATCGGGCGGCACGGGCATTGTAGATATTTGGGCGCGCATCAATGGCGCCGATGTAGCCAATTCAGCCGGGCGTATTCAAATACAAGGCAACAATGCCGAATTGATTACGGCTTGGAATTTCCTAACCCGCATGAAGGCTGGCGACTATTTCGAGCTAATGTGGGCGGTGGATGACACATCTTGCCAATTACAAGCTTTTGCAGCTTCGGCACCTATCCCTGCCATTCCATCGGTTATTCTGACCGTAACAAACAACATCGGAGCCTGACCCATGGCCGTGACCGTAAAAAACATCATTCCGGCAAAACAAGCCGAAAATACGCAAACCACGCAATACACCGCGACGGGGTGCCGGACCATTATTGACAAATTTTCCGTCACCAATACCAGCGCGGCCAATGTGACGCTTGCGGTCAATCTGGTGGTGTCCGCTGGTTCGGCTGGTGCTTCCAATCTGATACTGAGCGCAAAGAACATCGTGCCAGGCGAGACTTACCTTTGCCCGGAATTGGTAGGGCATATTTTGGAGCCGGGCGGGTTTATCTCCACCATCGCCGGCGCTGCGACCAGCCTGACCATTCGCGCTAGCGGGCGGGAAGTCACATAATGCTTGCAATCTGGGCTGGTTTGGGGATAATTGGGGCGCTGAGACATCCGGCGGCCAGCGGCCAACCTTCAAGGGGTTCCGATGTCTGAGGTTTCGCACATTCCGCACAGTGAGCGCGATTTAAGCTTTGTGGAAGGCTTGCTTTTAAGCGCTCCACAAGCCGATGCGCCATTGGCGCATTATTTCGGGCCGGGCATCTATATCCGCGAAGTGATCTTGCCTGCCGGCGCGCTTGTGCTTGGGCATCGGCACAAGCATGAGCATCTTTGCGTAATTATCAAGGGCGCGCTTACCTTCACCGATGACAATGGCGAAGTGGTGATCAAGCGCGCGCCCATGCAATTTGTGGCGCCGCCTGGCCGAAAGCTGGCAAGCGTTCTGGAAGATTGTGTTTTCTGGAACATCTACGCCACGGAAGAGCGCGACATTGAAAAGCTGGAAGATGTGCTTTTTGAAAAGAGCGATGTTTGGCTTGATCATCACGCGCAAAAGAGGATTGAGCAATGAGCGCGGTAGCAGCGATTGCAATTGGCACTGTGGCGGTTGGCGGTGTTTCCGCTTACATGCAAAGTCAAGCTGCCAAGAAGGCAGCAAGCACGCAAGCGGGCGTGGCGCGTGAAGGCATGGCCGCGCAAGAAAGGCAGCTTGCAGAGATCAATGAGTTGATGAGGCCCTATGTCGAAGCTGGTTACGGCGCTTTGACCGGGCTTGAACCCTACGCGGCGGCAGGAGCGCCCGCATTACGCCGGCAACAGGCGCTGGCGGGAACGCTGGGGCCGGAAGCGCAACAGGAACAGATTGACCTTATCAATTCTTCGCCAATCTTTCGCGCTCAAATTACCGAGGGCGAAAACGCGCTTTTGCAAAACGCATCTGCAACGGGCGGATTGCGCGGCGGCAATGTGCAAGCGGCGCTGGCGCGGTTTCGTCCGGCGATGCTGAATGCCGAGATTGAGCGCACTTATGGCCGCCTTGGGGGGTTGACGCAGCTTGGCGCACAAACTGAATTGAACGTGGCGCAGCTTGGGCAAGCCGGCGCGGCCAGGCAGGCGGCGGCAGGATTGCAGACGGCGGCGAACATCGGAAACCTTGGCGCGCAGGCTGGCGCGGCGCAAGCGGGCGGCATTTTGGGTCAGGCTGGCGCTTATGGCAATTTCCTTAGCGGCGCCATTCCGCAGGCGGCGGGCACGGCATTCATGCTGAATAGGTCAGGATTGTTCGGGGGCGCTTCGGCGCCGCCGCCGTTGGTGCCGCAGCAAGTTTATGGAAGCTCGGCAGAAGTTGGCCCGTTCCCAGCGCCGGCAGAAACAGGATTTTAAGCATGAGCCAATCCATCCAGCCGCCGAATTATTTGGCCAACATGCCAAACCCGCAGCAATCCTTTGTGCAAGGATTGCAGCTTGGGCAGGGCGTTTTGGGCATTCAGCAAGAACAGCAATCGCAGGAACAAATGCGGCAGGCGCTTGGCGAATTGGCGGCCAATCCGACCACGGAAAACATCACGCGCACCATGATCCAATTTCCTTCGCTTGCGGATAAGCTGAAGGAGCCTTTGAAGAGCGTGACCGAAACGGAGCGCACCGGGCGCATTGCGTCAGCCATGCCGATCTATTCCGCATTGGCAAGCGGTAATCCTGAGATTGCGCGCGAGCGGCTTTTGGAGATGGCGACGGCGGCGGAAAATTCAGGCCGCACCGGGGAGGCTAGGCGCTTTCGGACACTTGCCGAGACCGCGCGCATCAATCCTGGTATGGCAATGCTTCAAATCGGCGGTGTGTTGGCTTCAAACATGGGGCCGGATAAGTTTTTCGAAACTTTCAAGGGCGTTTCGACGCTGCCTAGCACTGTTCAGCAAGGGCGGGCAGAGGCATCGCGCACTACTACGCAAGCCATATTTGAACCCCAATCGCAACAGGCCGCGCTTGCCAAGATTTACGGCGATCTTGACAACGCATCGCAGCGCCTTGGTTTGGACGCCGAAAAGGCGCGCACCGATGCAGCGTTAAGATATGAAGAATTGCGCGCGAAAGGAGGCAATCTTTCTGCTGATGGGGAAAAGCGATTAAATGATGCGGTCGTTGCTGCAACCGTGGGCGGTCAGCAAGCCGATAGAATGAGTGCGCTTGCTTCAAATATTGAGCAACGCATCAGGACATCTGGCGTTCAAGCGCGTGGAAATGAATTGATCAATCAAGTTCTAGGCACGCAAGATGAAGTTTCTTTGATACGTCGAGAATATCTGAGGCTTCGCAATTCTGAAATTGTGCGCGGCCTACCGCCTGGCGCCGCTTCTGATCGTGACATTCAAATTTTCACGCAAGGTTTTCTTGATGAAAATGCTTCTCCTTCTGCACTTGCGGCGGGCTTGCGTGGCATGGCAAAAATTGCGCGCCTTGATGCTGAAACAAAAGCTATGGAAGGCGAATGGATTGGTTCTTTTGGGCGTTTGCAAAATGCCACTAGAGGCGTCCAAATCATGGGAATTGATGTAAGGCCCGGAACCTCATTTCGTGATTTTTCCAAAGCATTTGCCGAAAGCCGCGCCACCGCCATGGCGCCACGGCAAGAAAGTGAGACCGGCGCGAGTTTGCTTAATAGGTATGGCCAATAACCATGTCGGAAACGCGCCAAGCCCCGCCAAATGATTTTCGTGATCCGTTCTGGCAAGACTTGATTGCCGGGACTGAGCAACGCCTTGGCTTACCCAGTGGATTGCTTGCAAGCGTGGTCACAAATGGCGAGCGCACTCCAAATAACCGGGTTTCTAGCGCTGGCGCCCGAACGGTATTCCAGATCATTCCTGAAACCCGCGATGCGATTGAGCGCAAATACGGGATTGACGCATATCTAAGCCCTGAAAATGCGGCAGAGGCGGCGGGCTTGCTTTTGCAGGAAAGCTTGCAGCGCAATCGCGGCAACGCGGCGCTTGCCGTGACGGAATACCATGGCGGCACCAATCAAAGGAATTGGGGGCCGATCACGCGCGCTTATACCAACCGCGTGATGGCGGGCCTATACAACCCAGGGCGTGAAACTGGCGAAACGCCAGCGCAGCGCGTGCGGTATGAGGATATTGTTGCCCAATTTGAAGCACGCCGCGAAACTGATGATCCTATGCGCCGCGTGTATCAGGCGTATCGCGAAGGTCGAATGACGCCGGAAGATGCAAGCGCCTTTGAAAGTGAAGTGCGTGGCGGTCGCATTATGCTTGGCCGAGGCGAAGGATTGATTGGCGAGAATGTCGCGCCAACTGAATACCGCCAGCCGATTGCGCCCGCGTCAAACGCCATTGTCGCCAATGAAGGACCGCTTAACGCTTATCGCCAAGGGCGAATGACGCCGGAAGATAGGCTTGAATTTGAGCGGCTTGTCCGAAACGGCACGATCACGGTCCCGCAAGGTTTCCAGCTTGGGCAATCCGTGCGGCCTGGCACGCCGGGCCGGGCCATGCCGCCTCCCGCGCAACAGGGCATTATTCCCGGCGCGCAAGCTGCCACGCTTGCCGCACCACAAGCTGCCCCCGCATCGCCCATGCAAGGCGCGCCTGCCTCCCAGGCGGAACCCGCCTTGCCGGAAGTGCAGCTACCCACGCGCGGCGGACTGTACGCCGAGAATATGATGGCTGGCACCGTGGCGCCGGTAGTCATGCCGGAACCCACGCCAGCGCGGCCTATGACGCCTCAGCAACGCTTTGGACAGCGGGGAGCGATATATGGCGCACCTGCCCCCGAGCTAGAGATTACGCCAGCGCCCGCGCCAGCCCCTGCGGCTGCTATTACGCCTGCCCCGGCTGGCCCGCGTGGCACTACGGCGGGCGGGCTTGCTGGCGCGGTTACAGGGCCTTTGGCGCTTCCTGCGGCGGGCACCGTGGGCGGTTTTGCTGTTGGAGGCCCTGCTGGTGCTTTGGCGGGTTTTACCGCCGGCACCCTGACTGCATTGGCGGGTGATCCGATTGTCCGGGCGGTGAACGCTACCTTGGGGACGCAATTCACAGAGCCGACGAAGGCGATGGAGGCGCTGCTAGCTCGCGCCGGGGTGGAGCAACCTGCGACGGAAGCCGAGCGCATTGTTAAGTCCGCCACCGAAGGCGCGGCAAGTGCGGGCGGCTTTGCGGCGCTGTCCCGCATTATGTCCCTTGCGTCTAGTTCGCCCGTAGTTCGCGCTGTCATGGAAAAGCTGGCCATTGGGCCACGGTCACAGGTGGCTGGCGGCGCGGGGGCTGGCGGCGCGGCGCAATCGGCGGCTGAAATGGGATATGGGCCAGAGGTGCAAGTGCCAGCCGCGCTTGCTGGTGGCCTTGCTGGCGCCGCGCTTGGTGGAACCCGCGTTGCGGCTGGCCCGCGCATTGCCGAAGATGTAGCGGCGGCGGAACGAAACCGGGTAAGGCTTGCCACGACTGACGTAATGCCGCCTGCAACGCCGATTGGTCGTTTATTTCAGCGCGCGGCAGAAAATGCGCCGTTCACTGGCACGGCGGCGATGCGCGTTTCGCAGCAATCGGAACGCGTTGAAGCAACGCGCCAGCTTTTGCGCGAATATGGCGCCACTGGTGCCGCCAATGCTTCCGATGATGTGGTGGCGAGTTTGCGCGCAACCAGATCGGCGGAATTGACCAAATACACCAATCAGAAAAACGAAGTGATTGACAGGTTGGCACAATTACCCGCGCCAGTTGATACGCGCCTTGTCACGCGCCAGATTGACAACATTCTGGCAAGCCCTGACTTGCGGCTTGAAACAAATGCCCCGATCCGCCGTGAGCTTGAAACGATGAAGCGCGATTTGGGGCAAATTGTTGACTTGAAAACCCTTGAAAACTTCCGGCGCGGCTTGGGTGATAGGTTTTCAGCACCTGAGCTGGGTTCGGTTCGCACGACTGGCGAGAAATTGGTTTCAAGCCTTTATGGCCCGCTGCGCCAAGATATGGCGGATTACATCAAAGCCAATGGCCTGCCCCGAGACATTACCAAATGGGAAGTCGCCAACCGGCGCCTTGCCGAGATGGTTGGCGAATTGAATAATACCGCCTTCCGGCGCGTGCTGAATGAAGGCGCTGCCACGCCGGAAACGATCCGGTCCATGCTTTTTTCAAACAAGCCTTCTGATGTGCGGCGGCTTTACGCCAATCTTTCGCCGGATGGCCGGGCACGTGCCCAAGCTGCCATTTTGGAAGAAGCTATCAGCAAGGCGGGCGGGATTGATAACATCAACCCCACGCAATTTGTGAACCAGGTGCAGCGCCTTAGCGCTTCGACCGGCGTGTTCTTTACCGGCCCGGACAAGGCGCGTCTTGATGGCTTTGTGCGGGTGCTTAACCTGACCCGCCGCGCGCAAGAGGCAGCGGCTAACCCGGCAACTGGCGTTCAAGCCGTGCCGTTGGTGGGGGCTGCGCTGGTCACTGATTTAATGGGCGGCGCGGGCGGTGGTTTGGCCGCTGTTGGCGGTTTTGGCCTTGTGGCGCGCATGTATGAAAGCGCGGCGGCGCGCAACATTCTGACACGCTTGCCAAAAGTTCGCGTTGGTAGCGAAGAAGAAACAAAATTGATCAATCGCATGGGAACGATCTTGCAAGATCAAGCCCGCAATGCAGGAAACATGCAATGACCGAGATCGTCACCCCTTTCGCGCAATTCTTTGACACAAGCGGCGCACCCCTGAATAATGGCGCGATCTTCATCGGCACCGTAAACTTGGACGCGCAAACTAATCCGCTTCCGGTCTATTGGGATGAAGCGCTTACAATTCCAGCAGCGCAGCCGATCCGCACTTTGAACGGCTATGCGGTACGAAATGGAACCCCCGCCCGCATCTTCTGCAATGCCGCTAGTTTCAGCATGACCGTTCAAACCGGTACGGGGCGCACGGTTTGGGCGGTGCGAGATGCGACTTCAAAGGATACAAGCAGCGGCATTGTTAGCGTCAAAAATTACAACGCTGCTGGCGACGGCATTACAAACGACCGTTTTGCAATTGAAGAGGCTTTTGCAGCAAATACAGAAGTCTATTTCCCTGCCGGGATCTATCTTGTTACCAGCAATTTGACTATTCCGGCTGGAAAAGTGGTGTCCATGAATGCGGCTGCGGCATTTAGTGTGCCTGCTGGCGTCACGCTTAGAATTTACGCGCAAGTTAATGGCAATCCAGACAGCCACCATTTCCAGGGCGCGGGTTCGGTTCTCGGCGTTGCTGAGGTTTATCCTGAGTGGTTTGGCGCTATAGGTAACGGCACGACAGACGACATTACGGCATTCCAAAAAGCTGCGGCTTGCGTTAAAGATGATGGATCGGTTGCAGCAAAAACAACCATACACCTTCGTTCCAGAAATTATCTTTTAGGGGATACTTGGATGGTAGAATCTACCGCCAATCGTCCTATTGACATTATCGGCATGGGCACGCTTATCGGCGGTTCACGGCTTCTTAGTGCCACTACCGGCAACTACACCCTCCTTAACATACAGGGCAACACTGACCCAATTCAAAAGATAGTGGATTTTACTTTAAGGGGTTTTGCGCTCATTTCTCAAAATATAGGCAAAGGTAATGGGTTATACTTCAATTTGATTGGCGATACAGAACTCATTGGTTTGCAAGAATCCCTTGTGGAAAACATACATATATCAAATTTTGGCTTCGGCATTACAGTTCGCAACACGAGACTTGTTAAGTTTTCGCGTGTGTCGGTTTGGAACGATGGCATTGACGGGACCACTTTCGCTAATTTAAACTACTGTTTGAATATCTCGGACGGCTCGCCCGGTACATCTGTGTTCTGTGGAGACTTGAGTTTTGAAAACTGTCAATTCGTCAACAGGAAAGATTTTTATTCTTTTGTCGTGCAGATAGGCGCATCCAGCGCTACATCTACTGTGACCGGGACCGTAGCGGGTATCCGCTTTACGGAGTGCATTTTCTACAGAGGCGGAAATCCGAGTAAATCTCTAATTATCCGTGCTAATAATTACAGTGCACTTTCGGATATATGGATTGATCGCTGTCAGTTTGACGATACGAGCGGAATGACTGTTGAAATTCTTAGTGCAAACGCATTAGTAACTAATATAAATATAACAGGCAACTACTTCACCGCAGTTAATGGGAAGTGTGTGGAACTGACCTCAAGTCTTGCCGTGGGGCGGGTCAACAGTATAAATATCTCTGACAATTACAGTGCCGGTGTTTTCAACACTGCCGCCGTAGCGGGTAATGGCGCTCATGGCGTAACGGTCAATAACAATCGTTGGTCGGGTGTGGATTGGCCGCCCGGCCATGCGTTTCTCTTCGTGGATTGTTCCCAGGTAAATATCACGAATAACAACATGGGACGCGCTGGGGTTGTTCTTTATGGAAACTTCACGAACCTCGTGTCTTTGCAAGGCACTGGAAATTACTATGTCGTGACTGGCAATAACAGCGCGGGGCTGGCAACCGGGACGCTTATCTCCAACACAACCGGCGCGGCGAACACCGCCATTGCGAACAACATCTAGGAGAATAAATGCAATGGCCCCGATTGACCCGCGCGACTTCGGAAGGCTTGAGGCTGAAGTCCTTAGCCTGCAAAAACAAGTTGAAGCACTGTCGAAAGACATGAAATCGCTATTGGCCTTGGTGGAGCGTGGCAAGGGTGGGTGGTTTGTCATTGTTCTGGTCGGCACGATTAGCGGCGCCATTACCGCGCTTGCAATCAAATTCCTGCCGTTTTGGCCATTCAAATGAAGCTTGATGAGATGGCTATCACAATGGCGCTTGCCGCAGGCGGTGCTTGGATCGGCACCATCATGGCCGCGTTCAATATCAATGAGCGAAGCTTCACAGTGACGGAGCGCGTGTGATGCACGATGCGGTTAAAGAAAAACTTGTTCGCGCGCATGAGGCAGTCAAAGAACATGGCGCTATTCATATCGCGGCAAAAAAAACCGGCACTCCCTTTACCACAATGCGAAAACATTACAGCGAGGCATTGGCTTTGTTGGGCCTGCCAGACGTGCGGCACCATCCAAAAAGCCTCGCTCACACGCCACTAATGGAGGCGCCGCAGTCGCCCAAAAGCGAATTGATTTCGCATTTGCCACCAATACAAGACGCCACCGCGATAGCCTTCTCGGATTGCCATTGGACAAGCCTCGTGCAGCCTCTATCGCTGGCGCATGAAGCCCTACTTATCATGGCGCGGTATATCAAGCCGGACTATCTCTTTTGTGTAGGTGACGCCCTAGACATGGGCGCAACATCACGCCACGCACCGGTAATGTGGTCCGACGTATCGAAGCCCAAAGTCAAAGACGAACTCGCCGCCGGTCAAACACATTTGCGCGAATTGCGCGAGGCGGCGGGCAATCCAGCATGTTACTGGATACGCGGTAACCACGATGATCGGTTTGACAAATATCTGGCAGCCCATGCGGCGGCGTTTGAAGGCATGGGCGCGTTCACGCTTGCCGATTGGTTTCCGGACTGGCAAATGTGCTGGCGTCTCGACGTTGGCGATAACGTGTCTTTCGTGCATCGCTTTCACAATGGCGTTCATGCCGGATACAATAACGCCATGAAATCAGCCCGCACGGTTATCTCAGGCGATACGCATGTGCTTGAGGTAAAGCCATGGAATAATTGGACGCGGCGCCTATGGGGCGTGCAATGCGGGATGATTGGCGATCCGGCTTGGCCTTGTTTTAATTACCGCCTGGCGCAACCTGGGCAGCAACAGCCGGGATTCATTGTGCTGACATGGAAAGACGGGGAATTGATGACGCCAGAACCTTGCGAGGTTATTAACGGCGCCGCGTGGTTCCGGGGCGAGCCGGTTGCCGGGCGCGTGCGGGTGAAGGCGGGAAGGGCTACCGCATGAGCGCCGATATTGATGCGATTGTGCATGATGCGGAAACCTGGCGCGAGCAGCGCGACGCCATTGTGCGGGCGGCGTTGCAGTCGCTGGCGCAGTCTGGCGCGGGGCTGGATTTTCTGGCGATGCAATTTGCGCTGGCAGCGGCCTGTGATGAGGCGGCGCGGCATGAAATCACGCGGCAAGGATCGAGCATTGCTTGGGCCGTGCTGAAACGCAATTCGGAACGATTAAGCGCGCCTTAATGGTTGGAAGGTGAACCCATGACCGCAAGCCGCCGCCCGCCCGAGAATAACCCCTTCGCCGCTGCGCTACGCTTTCATGTGGAGGAAGCGATTGCCAATGGCGCGCGCGTTGCGATGCTGATTTGGGAAGGCGATAAGGGGATTGAGGTCGCCACCGTGCCGCAAAGCCGCGCGCTTGCGGTGGGGCTAATATCCTTGGCTGATGATGTTCTTTTACCGGATGAACCCGATACCGATGGAGATTGACACATGGTCCCGATTGTGACCGCCCTACTGCCCGCGCTGGGCACGCTGATTGACCGCCTAATCCCTGACCGCGCGGCGGCTGATAAGGCCAAGGCGGAAATGGAGTTGCAGCTTGTGCAAGCGGCAAACGCGGCCGCGATGGCGCAAGTCGAGGTCAATAAGATCGAGGCCGCGCATTCCAGCGTGTTTGTCGCCGGGTGGCGCCCGTCTATCGGCTGGGTATGTGCCGCCGGGCTGGCCTGGGCTTTCGTGGTGGCGCCGGTGGCAAGCTGGGCGCTGCTGGTGTTGGGCGTCAAAGCGGAATTGCCGGCCATCCAGTTTGATCACCTGTTTGAGCTGGTGCTGGCCATGCTTGGCATCGGCGGCTTGCGGACCTTCGAGAAAATGCGCGGGGTGGCGCGATGATTTCCGCTCGGTGTGAATTGCGCTTGGCAGGGGTGCATCCTGACCTGGTGCGGGTGGTGCGCCGCGCGGCGGAAGGCGGCGCGATTTTCCGGGTGGTGGAAGGCGTGCGAAGCCTGGAGCGCCAGCGCGACCTTGTGGCATCCGGCGCTTCGCAGACCATGAATAGCCGCCACCTGACAGGTCACGCGATTGATATAGCGCCGATTGCCGATGGCGTTGTGTCCTGGAATTGGACGCACTTCTTTCCGCTTGCCGATGCTGTAGCCGATGCGGCGGTCACTGAGGGCGTTACGCTTATCTGGGGCGGCGCATGGGGCAGGCTAGTGCAAGACTGGCCCCAGAACAGCTCTAAGGCGGCGCAGGCGGCCTATGTGGCGGAACGGCGCGCGGCAGGGCGCAAGCCGTTCCTTGACGGACCGCACTTTGAATTGCCGGCGGCGGTTTATCCGTAACGGAAACCATTTTGCTGGCATCAACAAAATGGTCGCGCGGTTGCGATAGCATTAGACGGCTGGGATTAGTTGATCCTTCGCCGCCCTTGCCCGTAGCGCGGCGGCGCTGGCCTTGCGTGGGCATGACGGAATAACCTCGGGCAACACAGGATACAGCGTAACCGCCGCGTCCAGGCTTTCCGTATATACAGGGATGGCCGCGTTTTGGTATCCGCCAATGTAATCGGAATTTTGCACTCGCCGGGCTGGGTAGAAATCCATCGTCCAGTTGGCGGTTTTCCAAATGATTTCGCCGCCAAACAGGGCCACGGCAATCTCTGCATCCAATTCCCGATCCGGCCCCGCTGCCTGTTCGCAGCGTTCGGCAAGGGCAAGAAGTGTGGTGCGGTCAGTCATTGGTTTGATCCTTCGCGGCGGCAAGCACGGCATCGGCAAGGGTTGCAACTGGAAAGGCTCTGCCGATGGGGCCAAGGCTTGGCAACACAAGGTCAGCATCGTCCGGCAGCGCGCGAAGGAACGCGGCGATTTCTTCCGCAACTTGCGCGCGGCATCCTGGCTGGCAGCTTTCACAATCACAGCCGCACCCATGGCGCGTGGCCGCATCCAGCGCGGCGCGGATGGGGTCAGTCATGGCTTCACCCTTTCAGCGCGCGGATGGCGGCGGCGATGCTGCGCTTGGTCGCGCGCACTGATGCTATTGCGATGTTCTTCACAGATCGGCCATGTAATTCTGGCGGCGGGTCGCCTTCCGGTTCTGGCTCGTCTTCCGCCACTAGCGCCGCTTCTTCCAGCGCATCGCGCCGGGCTTGGGCAACGCGCGCTTCCACTTCGGCGGGCGTGAGGGCTGGGCCGAGGTATGTGCATTCTTTTGGGTTCCAATCGTTGCGGCTATAAAGCCATTTGGCGGCCCATCGGCAATTCTGCGCCTCACCAGCCGCCCGCCAGAAACGCGGGAATACGTCATGTTTCAATGGGCACACAAGCCAATGCCACCCATCCCGTTCCGGGTTCAGCGGCACCCCAGGCTTGCCGGGCCATCCGTTGTTGTTTTCGGTCATGGCTTCCTCATTTCAGCAAGCGCGCGGGTCAGGTCCATGCTGGCACGGCGCAACGATCCGCATTGCTTTGGTGTGTGGTTGTCAAAGGTGTGGCCGTGCGCTTCATAGGTGCCTTGGGCTTTCTCCCATTCAGACACACGCGCAAGGAACCGCTTGGCTTCAACCTTGGCGGCAGTGATGTTTTCCTTTCTCATTCCTTTTCTCCCGGTTCATCACCGCTTTCTACTGGCTCCACATGCCACCAATCACGGCGCGACATTTGATTGTATATCCAATCATTCGCGGCTTCGTCTGTCGTAAACCAGCGGCGTTCTAATGGTGAACCAAATGAAGTGGTGTCATCCCATATTGTCGCCACATATATCATTGTGTCGCTCATTGTGTTTCTCCCAGCGCGGCGCATACTTCAATGAACGCTTTCTGCGGTTCATCCTGCAAAAATAAATCCTTTGCGCGTGTCAGCGCCTCCCGCAGCCGGGCGTTCTCGGCTTGCAACTCCGCGATCCGCTTCTGCAAGGCGTCATAGGTGACTTCATGGGCGGTCATGTCAATAGCACCACCAGCGCCACAGCATAAACCGCCAACGCTGTGCAACAGTGGAAGGCAAATGATTTGAAAGCCCTTTCCAGCTTCAGGATGGCCGTGCGCTGCGCCGATGCGTCAGCTTCTAACCATTCAAGGCGTATTTCAAGCGAAGGCTTGGGCGCGGCGTTCATCATTGCCTTGCGTAATTCTTCCTCGGTCATTTCTTCCGCGCCTCCATCATATCATCACCCCCAAAATCGCCAGCGCGACAATCGCCGCGCAGATTGCCAAAATTGCCAGCGCTTGGCCGCGCGTGATCGGCGTGTGTTGCCGATCAGGGCCAGGGCCGGGATAAAAGCCGCCGGTCATGAGCGCTTCCACCAACGCGTGCCCATTATGCGAAGAGGCGCCGTTGGATCAAGCACCTTGACCAGTCGCAGCTGATCGCCCCTGTAGTAAGCGTTCCAACATGCCGCTACGCCGTGAGCGAGCGCACCAACCCCGAAACTGGTTGGCTTTGTGCGCCGCATAAATTCGAGCGCGGCCTTTTTGGGGTCAGCGGCGCTCAATCCATCATCTGCCGCACACTCTGCCCAAAATTCATAAGCTTTCTCATTGGCTGGATTGTCATGAAAGGTTGCTGCACCGACCACTACCACTTCTTTGCGTTGAAAAAACTTTTCGTGCAAACTGCCTTTTACCGCGTCAAAATACTTTGTGGCAGCAGGCAGATACTCAGTGATAAATGGTTCGCGCGCTTCCGCACTCCTTGAACTGTGGTTGTCAGCTCTGCCGTGAAGTTTGGTTTTGAAAAGCGGAGCGCAAGCGCCAAGAGCATTTATCTGCGTTTGAGATAGCGCAGAATCCAGATAAAGGCCTAGCCCCCGCAGAGCATCAACAACGCTTCGCCCGCGCCCCCGATCAATTCGAGCATATAAATGCGCCACCTCCTCTAAAGATACGCACTTAGTAGTGACCACGACAAACTCTAGCGGTTCATCTAATTTAGACAGCATCTGAAGCCGATGCTGTCCATTGATTAGGTATCGTCTCCCCGCGTAAGTAGCAAACCGGATTGATTCGCCAGTGTCAAAATGGCCATCATTGTATTCCGACGTTAAATGCATCACATTGTCGCGTTTCACAGGACGCTGGCCGGGGAAGTTTTCGTTATCAAGTATAAACTTCGCTTCTTCGGGTGTCAGAATTTGAACGTTGACATTGTGCTTACTCATGGGTTTTTCCTTTCGGGTGTTTTGGTTAAAACGGGATTTCATCGTCAAGATCAGCCGGCGCCGGGCGTGGCGCGGCTGGCGCGTCACCGCCGCCGTCACTTTTGCCGCCGATCAGCGTAATCGCTCCGCCAAAACGTGGCAGCACGACCTCAGTCGTAAGGCGATCCTGCCCAGATTGGTCCTGCCATTTCCGGGTCTGCAACTGGCCTTCAAGATAGACTTGCGCGCCCTTGCGGAGATACTTCTCGGCAACACCGACAAGATGATCATTGAAGATGGCAACGCTATGCCATTCGGTGCGCTCCTGCTGATTCCCGTCGCGGTCTTTGTATCGCTCAGACGTGGCGAGGCTGAAATTCACCACCCTGCCTCCGTTCTGAAAATTGCGCACTTCCGGGTCCCGCCCCAAGCGCCCCAGCAAGGTGACTTTGTTGACGCTGCTCATTCTGCGATTTCCTGTTCAAGAGTTTTTTCCAGACGATCCGTGATGGCCGCGCCAATTTTCGCAACCGTGTCGGGGTAGCGTTCCCCCACAGCGGCAAAGGCGCCGGCGTTCGCATCGGCCCAGGCGCGCAATGCGACGGGATCACCCGCAAGCCTTGCAAACGCGCGCCTTGCGGCATCAAGCCACATCTCTATGCTTGTGAAGGCGCATTCCATGGCGTCGGGATCAATCAGCAGCAAAGACGCCTTAGCAGGCTTTGCGGCGGGCGCTGGGGCGGGTGCAACGGCGGCGGCGAGGTTTTCCACATGGCGCGGCTCGGCGGGCATGGCGTCAATTTCCTCGGGCGTATAGACGCCAACGATGCAAGCCGGAAACACAGTGCGGATACCTTCGGAAATGCACCTGGCGCGAAGCATGGCGCGCGGGTAAGCCTTCCACACATCCTTACCGGATAGGTTTGCGGCCTTGGCCTGTTCAATGGTCCAAGTGATTTCGACGCTGCCGCCTGCCGGGTGCGAAAACACGCCAGATACGGCAGTTTCATGGTATTGCGACCACTTGACGGACCCGCCGGCCTGCTGAAACCGCGCCAGCATGGCGTCCGATTTCATAGACGGGCGCCCGCTAATCACATGATAATCGCGCAACGCCACGGCGGGGTGCAAACCCTCGCCCTGACACAGCAGCATAATCGCCAGCGCCTCGTCACGGGTCTTAAACCCGAACATGCGCGAGTTTGCGGCTACCGTCGCCATTTGCGACATTTCCCCAAACGGGACAAGATCAGTCATTTCACTTTTCCTTTACGGTTATTACAAGAGAGGGCGGCGCTTGCCTAAGCGCAGCGCCAGGGATTTCTTCGCCACGCACCAGGCGCGACTTGATGTAAGCCTTATCCGGCTCGCGCCTGATGCGGAAACACTCCTCGGGCAGCAGCTCTTCATCGGTGATTTCCGCCGACTTGGCGCCATTGGGGCGGAGTGTGGCGACGTGGTGCTTGCCGCGTGCATCAACCGCGCCAGGATCGCCACATTCAGTCAGGGCTACGCGCAAGGCTTCGCGCGTCCTGGCAACGCCATGGGTGCATTCAGCCATGATGCGCGTCCAGTATTCCACCGCGCGCCTAGCCTCAGCCTCGGCAGCTTCCAGCGCGATGATGGCGTCAACCGTCTTGTCGAGAGCGCTTTCCAGGCTATTCGCCCGCGCCGCGCCCGGCAGCGCGACCTTAGCTTCGATTAGCGCCAAGCGCATCGGATGCGCGTCATAATCTTGCATGGTCAGCGGCGGGCAAATTTGCGCCAGCGCATCCCGAAGTTGCGCGGCGATTTCATCGGCGGTCATTGGCCATCTCCAAAAAGTGAAAGCTGCCCCGGTTCGGGGATCAGCACTTGCGCGCCCGCCGCTGTCAGCAGCGCTTCAATGGCCGACGCTTTGGCGCGGCATTGTGCAGCGTCATCGCGCGCTTGTGATGCGCGGTCAGGATCAGCGCCTTCGTGCCGGTCGGCAGAGGCTTCGAGGCGGCGCGCTTGCAGCACGTATTCCGCATGGATGTGCGCCACGTTTGCGACTTGTGCGGGCGTCATCAGATGAATCCCAGCATCGCCAGCCAAACCAGCACAACCCATGCGATACCGTCAAACACGGCTTCAAAGGCGGCATTGACCGGGCCGGGGCCAATCGCCAGCGCCAGCGCCAGGATCAGGCAAAGCGGCGCCAGGACCACAAGCCATATTGCGCGTTCGGGGGTCATTGCGCGCCCCCCCGCCGCATGTTCCAATTATCAATCGCGCGATAGAAGGCGCCGTTTGTGGCGTCATCTTCCGCGCGGCGTTCGGCTTCGGCGGTCACGGTGCCAGCCGCTTCAACAAGCTGGTCAATCGCATAATCAATCGCCTCGGATGCGTCTTGGCTTGGCGCGGCGGCGCTGATTTCCAGCAAGCGCGAAACCATGCTCTCAATGGCCAGCATCGAGGTCCAAGCCGTAGTCGCAGCTTCATGCCAGTTACCGTTTTTGTCATCCGGGCATTTTTCAAGCCGGACGCGATAACCCGCTAGGCTGACCAATGCTTCGTGCTTGGCTGGCGCTTCGGGCGGCTGGATTGGCAGTAGCTTGAGCATTGCGGGTCTCCTGTTCGGGTTGCGATGGCGTAACCCTATGCCTTGCCGGTGCGGCTGTCAATCATAAAATAAATGCACAAGGCTTTTTTTTATGATTGACAAGCGCCGCGCGGTGGGGTTAGGGTTCCGACCATGACAGTCTCAGACATCATCCATTTGGCAGGCGGCACGCGAAAACTGGCGGAAACGCTAGGCTGCCGTCCCAATGCCGTTTGCAACTGGCGCTACCAAGGCGTCCCGTATAAGCATCATGCGCGGCTGCGCGCCATGCTGCGCCGCCGTGTGGAACGCCTAGCGCTGGCCGAGGCTCTGGAATGGAGGCCCAGCAAATGATCCGCCGCCGCATCCGTCAATTTATCGCCCGGCGCTGCTGGGATATGTGCGAAATCTGCCGCGCCACCGCGCGCTGGTTTGAGCGGCTAGGCGACCGCGCCTGGGAGCCTAGGCATCATGGCTAATCACGATTGGACGCCTGAGAGCATCGCCACGCTGCGCCAGCTTTGGGACCATGGCCTTACTGCAACTGAAATTGGTTGCAGGATGGGCTTGAATAAAAACCAAGTCGTTGGCAAAGCGCATCGTGAAGGCTTCCCCAGGCGGCAACCGTGCAATTCGTATCATGCCAGCGTCAAACCTACTACGGATCAGCAGCGCGAAATCGTGCGCGACCTTTGGGGAACGGCGTCCTTCGCGCGCATCATGCAATGCACGGGATTGGGCCAGCGGCGCGTCAAAGACGTGGCGCGCGAATTAGGCTTGCCGCCGCGTGATCCAGGATTAGCGCACTCGCTTTCGGCAAGCGCGCAACGAAAAAGCCGTGCCGTGGTGGCGCGGCCTGCCGCCCGCAGTAATCGAGAACTTCCCGTTGCCGATATGCGGGCGGCTTTCCCATTGCGGCCAAGTGCCGCTCATGTCTCCGGCGTCGCTTCCTCCGCCGTTGAGCGCCAGGCGTTCTTTCAGCCTGAGCGAACCTTGCCCGGCGCGTGCGCTGATGTAGCGCCGCGCCGGGTCTTTTCCGGGACAAAATGCCAATACCTGTATGGCGAGACGCGCGGTGAATATCGCTTTTGCGATGCGCCATGCGTGGCGCGCGACAACGGCGCGGCGTCGCCATATTGCGCTGATCACTATGCGCTTTGCCTGATACCGCTGCCCAAAGCCGAGGCGGCGCGCAAGGCGCAACGCGCGGCGGATACGGCGGCGGGCAGGATGCGCTGGCAAGCGCCGAGCGCTTGGCGGTAACTAACCTCCACAACAACCATCAACCAAAGAGGAAAAGATGAACCACATGAACAAAGCCGGTCTTTTGGATTCCAGCGCCTATCTTGAGTTTCTGCAAAGCAAGTTTCGTTTTGGTGCGGAGCATGGCTTTTCAGTGCCGCGCAATGCGATAACGCCGCTTGCCAAAACTCATCAAGCGGACCTTATTCAATGGGCTTGCCGGAAGGGGCGCGCGGCGATTTTCGCCAGCTTCGGCCTTGGTAAATCCATCATGCAGTTAGAAATTGAACGGCTGATGTTGGCAGAGGTCGGCGGGCGTGGCCTGATCATCATGCCGCTTGACGTGCGGCATGAGTTTATGGCTGATGCTGCAATGCTGGGCATTCAAGTCAAGTTTATCCGTAGCACTGAGGAAATCGGCGGCGCTGGCATATATCTGACAAACTATGAAAGCGTGCGCGAGGGCAAGATTGACCTTTCGCTTTTCAAGGTGGCGAGCCTGGATGAAGCGAGCGTCTTGCGGTCCTACGGATCGAAAACCTATCAGGTTTTCATTGACCTGTTTCAGATTGTGCCATATCGTTTTGTCGCGACCGCTACGCCTTCGCCAAACCAATACAAGGAGCTGATTCATTACGCGGGTTTCCTTGGCATTGCCGATACGGGCCAAGCCCTGACGCGGTTTTTCCAGCGTGACAGTGAACAGGCGAACAATCTGACGCTTTACCCGCACATGGAAAAGGAGTTTTTCCTTTGGCTTCACTCATGGGCCGCATTTGTGCAAAAGCCTTCTGATTTGGGCTATTCTGACGAAGGCTATTCCCTACCCGAATTGGTGGTGCGCTGGCATGAAGTGCCGGTGGACAGCCTGCAAGGCAAGGTGGAGCGCGACGGCCAAGGCGTATTGATCACCGATGGCGCAGTTGGGCTGGCGCGTGCGGCAGAGGAGAAGCGCAACACACTCGACCGGCGCATTGCGAAAATGTGCGAGATTGTGAACGCATCGCCAGAAGAGCATTTCATTTTGTGGCATGATCTTGAAAGCGAACGCCATGCCATTTGCGGGGCATTACCGGAAGCGCGGGCCGTCTATGGTTCTCAAGATGACGAAGATCGCGCCCGCACCATTATGGATTTCAAAGAGGGCAAGCTTCGCCTTCTGGCGACGAAAAAGGAAATCAGCGGATCGGGCGGCAATTTCCAGCGCTTTTGCCATCGCGCCATCTTTGTCGGGATTGATCACAAGTTCAACGACTTTGTGCAGGCTATCCACCGCATTCACCGCTTTCTGCAATCGCACCCATGCGAGATTGACATCATTTTTGCGGAAACTGAAAGGCCGGTGCGGGAAAGCCTGGAGCGCAAATGGGGCGAGCATCGGGAACTGACCGAGCGCATGTCTGACTTGATCCGGGAGCATGGCCTTGCGACGGCAGGGGTGGAAGCCGAACTCGCCCGCACCATCGGAGTTGAGCGCAAGGAAGCGCGCGGCGCCGGGTGGACCGCCGTGCATAATGATACGGTGCTTGAAGCTGACCGGATGAAAAGCGATAGCGTGGACCTGATCGTTACCAGCGTTCCTTTCGGCAATCATTATGAGTATTCCGAAAGCTATGAGGACTTCGGCCACAATTCGGATAATGGCCGTTTCTTTCAGCAAATGGAGTTTTTAACGCCTAACCTGCTTCGCATTCTGAGGCCGGGGCGACTAGCCTGCATTCACGTCAAAGATCGGATCAGGTATGGCAATGTGACTGGCCTTGGAATGCCTTCCGTTGAGCCTTTCCATGTGGATTGCATTCAGCATTATCGGCGGCATGGCTTTGTCTATATGGGCATGATCACGGTGGTTACGGACGTTGTGAGGGAAAACAACCAGACTTACCGCCTGGGCTGGACGGAACAATGTAAAGATGGCAGCAAGATGGGCGTCGGGTGCCCTGAGTATGTGTTGCTTTTCCGCAAGCTTCCAAGCGATACCAGCACCGCCTACGCCGATGTTCCGGTGGTGAAGGACAAGGCGCAATACACGCGCGGGCGCTGGCAAGTTGACGCTCACGCATTCTGGCGCAGCAGCGGAAATCGCTTTCTGACCGCCGATGAATTGCTAGGCTTTGGACCTGATGTATTGGCAAAGCACTTCACATTGATGACGCGCGAGCGCGTGTATGATCACGGCGCGCATGTTGCGGTGGCAGAAGATATGGACCGGCGCGGCGTTTTGCCGGCGACTTTCATGGCAGTTGCGCCTGGCTCCCATGATCCTACGGTTTGGGATGATGTTATCAGAATGCGGACCCTTAATGGCGCGCAAGCGCAGCGCAATCTGCAACAGCATGTTTGCCCGTTGCAGTTTGACATTGTGGAAAGGCTTATCAATCGATACACCAATCCGGGAGAATTGGTTTACGATCCTTTCCATGGTCTCGGAACGGTATCTTATTGCGCTTTGAAGCTGGGCAGGAAAGGGGCCGGGGTGGAGCTTAATCATGAGTATTGGACAGATAGCCTTCGCCATTTGCGGGAAGCGGAGCGCGAAGCTTCTATGCCTTCGCTTTTCGATATTGCAGAAATCGCGGCGGTTGCATCATGACCGCCGCCTTCATCCTGCTATTCCTAATATGCCCAGCCGAAGGCGCCATGTGCGAGGAGGGCCATGTCGCGCATCGCACATGTGCGGCGGCTGAGGCTTACATGCTGGCAGGGCTACAGGAAGGGCAATCGCTGCATGTTACGGATTGCGTAACAGTGGCGGAGTTTAAGGAAAGGGAGAAAGAGCGATGACCCGCGCATTACCCCAACGCGCCCGCAAGCTGACTGATGATCAGGTGCGGGAAATTCGCAGCAATCCCATATCCGGGCCGGAACTCGCCAAACACTACGGCGTGACGCAAAAGGTGATTTATTCGATCCGGAAGCGCGAGACCTATCAGCATGTGAGGGATGAACCATGACCCGCGCCGCGCCAGAGCGTGCCATCCAGATCGCCATTAAGCGCCGCCTGGCCCTGTCTGGCGTGGTGTGCCATCATTCGCCCAATGCGGGCAAGCGCAGCGTGATCGGCGGCAGGATGCTAAAGGCAGAAGGCATGATCACGGGCTGGCCTGACCTGACGCTGGTAGGGCCTGACAAGCGCGTGGCGTTCTTTGAAGTCAAGGCCGAGAAAGGCCGCACGTCAGCCGCGCAAGATGACTGCCTCGCCATGCTGCGCCGCATGGGCCATGACGTGGCGGTGGTGCGGTCGCAGGATGACGCGGTGCTGATGTTGCAGGAATGGGGATGGAACGTGAGATGATAGCTGCGCTTTATGTCGAACCAGGCGGCGCATATTACGGTCTTCCCGGCGTTGATCCTTGGGACCAGGCGCGCGATGCGCGGTTATATCCCGGGCCTTGGCCCGTTGTAGCGCATCCGCCGTGCGAGCGGTGGGGGCGTTTCTGGCATGGAAGCCCGCGCAAGCCGCATCAATTCAAGCTAGGGGATGATGGCGGATGTTTTGCGGCGGCGCTTGAAGCGGTGCGCCTTTACGGGGGCGTGTTGGAGCATCCCGCCGATAGTCACGCATGGCGCGCTTTTGGGCTGAACCGCCCTGCTAGGTCGGGCGGTTGGACGCCGGCAGATCAGTTTGGTGGCCTGACTTGTTATGTGGAGCAAGGCCACTACGGTCACCCGGCCCGCAAGGCTACATGGCTTTACGCTTTCAAGGTGATCGTGCCGCCGCTTCGCTGGGGCCAGGGTGAGCAACGCCTAGACCCCAAGATGGTCGAAAGGCACGGCTATGAATACGCGCGCCGCAAAGGCATGGTCAGTATGATCGGCGGAAAGCACAAGAAGGCAATCCGCAACGCCACGCCGCCCGAGTTTCGGGATTTACTGCTTTCGATTGCAAATCTGGCCGCAAATCTGGCGCGCGATACGCTCATGGATGATCATCATGCAACGTAGCGCCACCCTTGCCGGGCCAGGGATCGCGCGCTCTCCAAGCGCCCATTTCCGCACTGTGCGTTCATCCACCTCAAGCGCAGTTGCCGCCGCGCGTTGCGACATGCCCAGCGCGGCAATCGCTTCCCGGAATTGCTCAGGCGACACGGCGGACAATGCCTTGCGCGTCCACCGTCATGCCAGCCGCCGCAAGGGCGGGGCGCAGCGTGTCAATCGTTTCGTCAATGCGGAACGTGTTGGACAGGCTGCCGTCGGCCTTGAACAGCGCCAGGCGTTCGGGCCGGTCGTCACGGCAAGCGATGAAGCCGATTGCATCGGCAGGAAGGGCGGGGCGGGTTGCGGGCTTGGACATACGCATAACTTAGGCCCATTGGCCCTATCTGTCAAGGGATATTTTTATGTCTGAACCCGTCCCATCCACCCTAGAAGAGCGCCTGGCCTTTTACCAGCGCTTCGCCCGCAACCTTGCCGAGCGCGTGCCGGACCCGGTAGAGGACGCGGAACGCGAGGCGCATTTTGAGACATGGAAGCAGGGCAAGGAATGAAGCGCCGGTCAATATATGATGCGCTTCCCGCGCCAACTGCGGCAGAGATCGCCAATGAATACGCGCGCATGTCGCGCGACAGTTTGGCTATGGCATTGGCCGCGATGGGATACAAGCGCGCGATATTTCAAGCGCCGCGCATTGGAACGCCGCTTTGGTTTGAATACGCCATCTTGAGGGAAAGCCTAGACACGCGCGCAGATCGCGCCGATTGGCCTTGCCTTTTGCTACAACGCCACCGCAAAGCGCCTGCCGTCTGGTTCTGCACTGTTTCATGTGATTGGAAAACAGACGGCGCCAAAGGGCGCAGCATCATCAGCCTAGCAAGCTACACTTGGGAGATGTCGGAGAATGAAGCCGCCCGCCGCATTCTTGATGCAGTTGAACCGGACGCCAGACGTGTCAGATTATGATCCCGACGATTGGAACCGCGCCCTTACCGGATCGGCACGCCAGCAACGTGCCGCCGCCAAGTCTGCCAAGTCAGAGGCTGGCATTATGTCTTTTTCGGAAGAGCAAGCCGCCCTTGCTTTCGCCGCAAAGCAGGAGGGCAAGATGGTTTGGGACCATACCGCAGGCCAATGGTTTCTTTTCAGCAAGGGCAAGTGGACGGTTGACGGGATAGGCGAGGCCAATGACCGCGCCCGGCAATTCTTGCGCGACCTTCAGGCGACGCCAGGCATATCCGAGGGCGAGCGCAAGGCCATGGGCAAGTTATCCTTCACCCGCAACGTCTTAGAGTTTGCCAAGTCGGACACGCGCATCGCCGTGCATCAAGCCGTTTGGGATGCTGACCCTTGGCTTCTCGGCGTTCCAGGTGGCGTGGTGGACCTGAAAACAGGCAAGAAACGAGATGCCAAGCCCGGCGAATACATCAGCCGAAACACGTTCATAGCCCCCGCCGCTCCTTCATCCGATCCGGTCCTATGGCGCAGCTTCCTAATCGAAGCGACCGCCAACGACCCGGAAACCATTGCCTTCCTACAGCGCCTTTGCGGGTATTTCCTGACCGGCGACGTTACAGAGGAAATGCTGGCCTTCCTGTATGGCAGCGGCGGCAACGGCAAAGGCGTTTTTGTTACCACGGTCACCACGATCCTAGGCGGTTATGCCGTAGCGGCGCCCATGGGGGCCTTCACGGCAGATTCCAGAATGAACGTGGAATACTACCGCGCCCGTATGGCCGGCAGTCGCCTTGTCACCGCGTCAGAGACAGAGGCGGGCCACGCTTGGGCCGAAAGCCAGATCAAGGAATTGACCGGCAACGAAGCGCCAGTCTCCGCGCGTCAGCCGTTCGGGCGCCCCTTTGAGTATTGGCCGCAATATAAGCTGATGTTCGTCGGCAATCACGCGCCGCGCCTCAAGGGCCGCAGCAAGGCCATGGAGCGCCGGTTGCGGATCGTGCCATTTGACAACGAACCGGCAGAGCCTGACCATACCCTCAAAACCCGGCTAGAGGCAGAATACCCGGCAATCCTGCAATGGATGATCGAGGGTTGCCTTGCGTGGCAACAGCAGCGCCTCGGCACCGCGCCGGCCATCGCGGCGAAAACAGCCGAGTATTTCGACCTGCAAGACGCTTTCGGCAGGTGGATTGCGGAGCGGTGCGCCCTTGACGCAACCTTCAGCGCGCGGCCTGGCGCCCTTTATTCCGACTTCCGGAATTGGGCCAAAGCGAACGGGGAACACGCTCCGAGCAACCAAGAATTTGCCGAAAATATCAATCGCCGCAAGGGTTTATTCCGTCGCCGCGTTCGGGGACAGGATTGGGTAGGCGGTATCAAATTGAAGGAGATGGAAGATGATTTCTAAATCCCAGCTTGACCTGTTTGACCCCGAAGGGGGGCGGAGGGGGCGATGCGATGGGGAGTTTTCCCAACCTTTTACAAATACGGGCGCGCGCGCATATGCGCAGGTGGGAAGGTTTGAAAAAGTCCCTCCTCGCACCGCCCCCAGCGCCCCCTCCGCCCCATGCGAGGTGGCGCCAGACCCTGCCAGCGCCTACCCGACCAAGGCCAGCATCAAGGCAGCCTTCGATCAATGGACCGCCGATGGCCAGCCCTGGCCACCCCCCGCCGGCCTGACCAGCGCCATCGCCGACCGGCTGATCCCTCGCCGCACCCCCCAGCACGGCAAGCGGTGGCGCTGATGGACCTTACCCCCGCCCAAGTGGCGCGCGCCCATGCCGATGAGGTTGTGGCGACATTTTGCGAACTTCGCGCAATCGAAAGCGCCCATGGGCTTAAACCGCCAAACCTGAGCGAGTTTGATCGGGAATACCTGGAGGGGCTTGTAGCGCGTTTTACGGCGCTTGCAGAACGGTTGCGGGCCAGCCGATGAAAAACCCTTCCCCGAAAGCCGGAAGCCATGCTAAACCCGAAAAACCAGCACAGGAGCCAAAAATGGTAGAAAAGGCGCCAGACATGGTAGAAAATAGTCGCGCGCGCGCGCGAGGTGGCCCGGCGACTGGCGCAGGCTGGGGTGGCCGTGCCCGAGGTCCAGTGGAGCGCAAACCCGGCCCAGGTCGCCCGCCTGGCATGAAGAACGGCGAGGGCAAAGTGCATAAGGCCCGTGAAACGCTGGAGCAGGCCGCGCCGCTGGCAATCCAGACCGTGATTGACATTGCCAACGACAAGGCCGACCCGCGCGCACTGCAAGCCGCGCTGGCCGTGCTGAATAGGATCGGCTTGCACGAGAAGTCCGGGCTGGAGATGACCGGCGCCGATGGTGGCGCGATGATCACCCGGATCGAGCGCGTGATTGTGGATAAGCCCGGCGAATAAAAAGCGGACGTAAATCAGGCGGAACGTCCGATTTATGGGCGAAAAATAATTCACGCACCGCGCATTTTTTCTGTTGACAGTGCGGGCCAATGGTCCTATGTTCCTTTTATCAGCAAGGGCAATCAAGCCCGGCTGGCACGGAAGATAGACAGATGTTCATTGATAAAAACACCAGCCGCGAAGACCTTCTGAGCGCCATTTATGGCACGACTGGTCCGGGAAATTTGATTGATGTTTGCATTGCGCGCGGCATTGACCCCGAAGATATGGATGACGCGGAATTGCTGGCGCTGCTGCGCGAGTGGATTGAATCTGGCGACGAATGCGCCAAGTCAGCAGCATAAGGGGCCGCGCTATGACCAACCTTCAGATCGCCCGCGAAATTGCAGAACGCGCAATGGATGCTGAAGATCACGATATGGCCGACGCTGCTTTCCGGTGTTGTCGGGCTTTTAAGCGCGGGTTTGCGCCAGCCGTTCAAGATTGGGCATTAGTGAAAGCGTTTTGGTTGACGTTACCCCATGACCCCTGACCAATTCCGCGCCGCCCTTGCCGATCTTGGGTTATCCCAGGCCGGCTTTGCGCGCTTTGCCATGGTTGACGCCCGCACGGTCCGCCGCTGGTGTGACGGGACGCGGGCCGTGCCTGGGCCAGTGGTGGCGCTTTTGGAAATGATGATCAAGCATGAATGGCGCGAAATACCGCTTGAGCGGTGGAATGCGCTAACACCAATCGCTCCGACTGAATGACCGCGCTGCAAATCCAAACCCCGGCATGGGCAAGGCCGTTGCTGGCGCCGTCCCGCTACAAAGGCGCATGGGGCGGGCGCGGGTCCGGCAAGTCGCACTTCTTCGCCGAGGCCATGATTGAGGCGCATATCTTGGACCCTGGAACCTATTCCGTTTGCGTCCGAGAAAACCAGAAAAGCCTTGCCCAATCCGTCAAGCGCCTGCTTGAAACCAAGATCGAAACCCTAGGCGCCGGGGATTACTTTGAGGTTCAGGAGGCGGTGATCAAGTCGCGCCGGGGCGATGGGCGCATCATCTTCCAGGGCATGAAAACCCATACGGCAGACAGCATCAAGTCCCTGGAGGGCTATGACCGCGCTTGGGTGGAAGAGGCGCAGAGCCTTAGCCAAACCAGCCTGGACATGCTGCGCCCGACCATTCGCAAGCCTGGCAGCGAGTTATGGTTCACCTGGAACCCGCGCGAGAAATCAGACCCGGTTGACCATCTGCTGAGGGGCGACACGCCACCCAAGGATACCGTGGTCATTGGCGTGAATTATGACCAGAACCCATGGTTTCCGGACGTGCTACGGGATGAAATGGAGTATGATCGGCGCCGCGATCCGGACAAATACAAGCACGTTTGGCTTGGCGGGTATCTGGCCAACAGCGAGGCGCGCGTGTTCCGAAATTGGCGGGTGGAAGAGTTTGACGCGCCGCGCGATGCCATCCACCGCATGGGGGCTGACTGGGGTTTCAGTGTGGACCCCAGCGTCTTGGTGCGCTGCCACATCATAGGCCGGACGCTCTATGTGGACTATGAAGCCTATCAGGTCGGGTGTGAGATCGTGAACCTGCCCGAGTTGTTCATGACCATTCCCGAGGCCGAGAAATGGCCGATGACTGCCGATAATGCCCGGCCCGAGACTATCTCGCACATGCGAAAGCATGGCTTCCCGCGCATCTTCCCGGCAGTCAAGGGGCCGCGATCCCTGGAGGAAGGGGTGGAATGGCTGAAATCCTATGATATCGTGGTTCACCCGCGATGCGTTCACACGATTGACGAGCTGACCCTGTATTCCTACAAGCGCGACCCCTTGACTGACCGCATCCTGCCGATCCTGGAAGATAAGAAGAACCACGTCATAGACGCATTGCGCTACGCTTGCGAAGGCGTGCGCCGCGCCAAGGTAGAAAACCGCCCCCCAATTATACCCTTGCCAAGTGCCCATCGTTGGGGGTAACATGCCGTCCCATGGCGCGCATTTCCCGAGAGCAGGCCTTGGCGAACCTCCACCAGGAGGCAATGGCGGAGTTTGACCGCATTCAATCCGCATTGCGGGATGAGCGGTTGCAATGCCTGAAAGACCGGCGCTTCTATTCCATCGCCGGCGCTCAATGGGAAGGGCCGCTTTCGGAGCAATTCGAGAACAAGCCCAAGTTTGAGGTGAACAAGGTCCACCTTTCCGTCATTCGCATCTTCAACGAGTTCCGGAATAACCGCATCTCGGTTGCCTTTGTGTCTAAGGAAGGCCGGGAAGATGATCCTTTGGCCGAAACCTGCAACGACCTATACCGCGCCGATGAACAGGATAGCGTGGCAGAGGAAGCCTATGACAACGCCTTTGAAGAGGCGGTTGGAGGCGGCTTTGGCGCCTGGCGCTTGCGGACGGAATACGTCAATGAGGAAGATGAGGACGACGATAAGCAGCGCATCCGGATTGAGCCGATTTTTGATGCAGATAGTTCCGTTTGGTTTGACTTAGACGCCAAGCGCCAAGACAAGGCGGACGCCAAGTGTTGCTTTGTGCTGACTTCCATGACGCCAGCGGCCTATGAGCGCGAATGGAATGACAGCCCGGCAAGCTGGCCCAAGGAAGTGCAACAGCTAGAGTTTGATTGGGCAACGCCCGATGTTGTCTATGTGGCGGAATATTACAAGGTGGAAGAGGTTTCCGAAACTATCCGGATATTCCGGACCCTTGCCGGGCAAGAGGAAAAGCATTCCCAGGCCGAGTTTGATGAAGATGAAGAGCTTGAAGCCCGCCTGGCCGCAACCGGCGCGCGGGAAATGCGCCGCAAGCGCGTGAAGCGCCGGAAGGTGCGGAAATACATCCTGAGCGGCGCCAAAGTGCTTGAAGATGCCGGTTACATTTCCGGGAGGAATATCCCGATTGTGCCGGTTTATGGCAAGCGCTGGTTTGTGGATAACGTCGAGCGGTGCATGGGGCATGTGCGGCTGGCAAAGGACGCGCAACGCCTGAAGAATATGCAGCTTTCCAAGTTGGGCGAGATTGCGGCGCTTTCCAGTGTGGAAAAGCCGATCCTGACGCCGGAACAGGTGCTTGGCCATCAAACGATGTGGTCAGAGGACAACCTAAAGAATTACCCCTATCTGTTGTTGAACCCCATCACAGACGCCAGCGGAAACCAGCAACCCGCCGGGCCAATGGCCTATACCAAGCCGCCGGCCATCCCGCCCGCATTGGCTGGCATGTTGGCCGTGACCGAACAGGATATGCAGGAAATCTTGGGATCGGCGCAGCAAGCCGACAAAATGGTATCGAACATTTCCGGCAAAGCGGTGGAAATGATTCAGCAGCGCTTGGATATGCAGGCCTATATCTACCTGTCCAACATGGGCAAGGCCGTGAAGCGGTGCGGCGAGGTTTGGCTTTCCATGGCGAAGGACGTGTTTGTCGAGCCAGGCCGCAAGATGAAGGGCATCGGCGCGCAAGGCGAGGTTTCCACCGTCGAGCTTATGCGCCCGATCATGAGCGATGACGGCGAGGTCGAGCATGAGAATGATTTATCTGACGCCGAGTTTGACGTTGCGGTGACGGTTGGCCCGTCCAGTTCCAGCAAGCGCGCGGCTACCGTGCGCGCCTTGACTGGCATGATGGCTATTACGTCCGATCCGGAGACGCAGAAGGTGCTGCAAGCCATGGCCATGATGAACATGGAAGGCGAGGGCATTGATGATGTGCGGGAGTATTTCCGCAAACAGCTTGTGCAGACGGGCGTGGTGAAACCGACAGAGGAAGAAGCGCAAGCGATGGCGGAAGCCGCGCAACAGCCGCCGCCCCCGACGCCGGAACAGCAATACTTGATCACGCAAGCGCAGAAAGCATTGGCCGAGGCCGAGAAGATTAAGGCGGAAGCGCAGAAAATCGCGGCGGAGTTCTCGCCTGAGATGATCCAGGCAAAGCAGGCCGGCGAGGTGGCAAAGATTGACGCTGATGTGGAAAAGGCTAGGCTTCAGGCTGAAACCGCGCGATTGAATGCCGATGTCGCCCGGATTAAGGCGATGGCCGAAGTTGAGATGGAGCGGGAAAAGACCCGCGCCAGCATTGAAAGCCCGCGCCCGATGCGTGCCGAATCCGGCGCCCCGCCTATGATTGTGGTAGATAATGATGGCGGCATTGCGAAGGTGTTAAAGCCCGCGATTGACGCTATGAGCATGGCGCTTGCCGATGCTGGCGCGGCGATTGAAGGGCTGGCGCAAAGCCAAGCCGCGATTGCCGCCAAGATTGATGATGTGGATGCCAAGGCATCGCGCCCCCGCAAGGCGAAGGTTGTGGTGCGGAAAGCGGCTGACGGTTCCTATGTTGGCGAAAGGATTGAAGGCTAATGGCGGTTCAGCTTTCTGTTGCAGTGCGTAACGCGCGGCTTGATGCGATTGAAACGACTATTGGCGCTTTGGCGGTGTTAAAGATTTTCACGGGCAGCCCGCCCGTCAATTGCGCGGCTGCGGATAGCGGCACAGTGCTGGCGACGGTGAATTTGCCTTCCGATTGGATGGCGGCGGCAAGCGATGGCAGCAAGTCCAAAAGCAGCACATGGGAAGACTTGAGCGCCGATAACACCGGCACGGCAGGGCATTTCCGGGTTTATGACAACGGCGTCACGGCTTGCGGCATTCAAGGCACGGTGGGCACCAGCGGCACGGATATGACGGTGAACAGCACCAGCTTCACGGCGGGGCAATCCTTCACGGTGAACACCTTCACAATTACGGATGGAAACGCATGAGCGATAACGTCGGATACACGCCCGGCGCGGGCGCCACGGTTGCAGCCGACAACATCGGCGGAGTTCTTCACCAGCGGGTCAAGATCAGCGTCGGCGCGGATGGCGAGGCGGTGGACGCTTCGGCAACCACGCCGCTTCCGGTCGCCGCCTATGGCGAATTGATTGAAGCCATTGAGGCTATGCGGATTGCGATTGCTGCCTTGACCAAAACCATCGGCTTTGCGCTTCCGAATGCTTTGGGGCAGCCGATCATGGAAGTGCGGCAGGGGGCCGCCGGGCAATTGCAAATGACCGCAAGCTTGGCGGGCGGTCAATCTTTGGCGACCCTGACCAATCAAGCGCAGATGGGCGGCTTTGCGTCGAACGATCAAATTCCCGCGCTAATGCACCTTCAGGCGGACAACCTCCGCCGCAACATTACGGTGATCTAAGATGGCAACCACAAACGGCAATCGAAAAATTCTTGATCTAAAGCGGTGGGAATTTTGCTCCATTCTGCCCACCACCACGCAGAGCGGAACTTTTATCGCTTCGTCGCGCCATTTCAGACAGCAGCAACTTTGCGTTCGCAGCAACTCCGAAGCTTTCATCTATAATCCCTCCGAGGATGGATGGGTGCCGATTACCTCGCCGGGCTTGGCCGGTACGTTTGGCGGTGGCGCGGCTGGGGTGGCAAGCGCGTGGTCAACAGGCTCGACGGTGGGCGCAGCTTCACTGACCGCGACAGGCGGCAGCACAACCACGATCATCACCAACCAAACCCTTGCGCGCGATTTGCGCGGCTACAAGGTTCACATCCTGTCAGGCCCAAATGCGGGCGCCGTAATTACGATTTCCTCCAACACGATTGCCGCGAATGCGGTTATTACAGTGCCGGTGCAGGCCAGCGCCTTCACTGCTTCGACGGTCTATCGCCTGCTGACGCCGCGCTGGTATGTGGTGGGCGCGGGCGTTTTAACGACAGCATCTTTCCGCGTCTATGACTTTGCCACCAACACGTGGACAACGCTTACTCAGACGGGCCTGCCCGCTTCTTTAGGCACTGACGGAAAGCTTATCTCCACACCTTCGATTGTTGATGGTGATTTCAAAAGCTTCGCCACCGGCACCGCGACAAGCGCCACAAGCACCACACTGACGCAAACGGGCAAGACTTGGACCACATCGCAATGGATCAATTCGCAGGTTCGCATTACGGGGGGCACGGGCGCAGGCCAGATTAGGACCATCACGGCCAACACGGCGAATACGCTTACCGTCGCCACTTGGACCACAACGCCGGACGCGACCAGCACCTATGCAATCGAGGGAAACGACAATTTCCTTTACTACATCGGCAACAGCGCCGTTACAATGTATCGCTATGACATCGCGGCGAACACATGGTCAACGCTATCCCCTGTAGCAGCGCGAGCGGCTGCACCTCAAGCTGGCATGTCCGCACATTGGGTGCATTCGGTGCAGGAAAGCGATTGGAGCAACGAAAGCGCCATCCTGAACGGGCGCTATATCTATTCCTTCCGGGGCGGCGGGTTTGCGGACCTGCATCGCTACGACATCGCGGGCAATACCTGGGCGACCATCACCTACTCGCCCAATGCCGACACGCTCAGCACGGGCACTAAATACGCGCTGCACAACGGAACGCTGTATATCCAGAAAGACCAAATTGGCCGATGGTATGCGTATGATTTTGCCCGGTCAGAAATGTTTCCGTGGGGCATGATGCTTTATCCCCAAAGCGCAGCCGTGGTTGGCGATACCGCGTTTGATGTGGTCTATAAAGATGGCGCCACGGAAATCTACTACGTCCACATGGTTCTTAATACGCTCAGCATCCATCTCAGACAACAGGTGATCTAGCCATGGACAAAGAAGAATTGATCGCGATGCTTGAGGCGAAGATCAACAGCCTTGTCACCCTGAAAGGGTCACTTGAGAGGCTGAATGAATTGCAGCAGGCGCAGGAAGTTGAGATCAAGATCAACCAGACCCAAGCCCTGTTAAACGAGCAGCTTTCGCCGCCTAGCGAGTAACTTCCATGACGCTGCTGACGCTCCTTCAGTCTGGCGGCGCGTCCGTAGGGATTACGGCTGATCTTAGCGTCACGCTTGGGGCGCTTACCCTATCATCGGACGCGACGGTAAGCAGCGCGGGCATTACCGCCGATCTGAATGTCACGCTTGGAAGCCTGGCGCTATCTTCAACGGCGACCATAACGCAACCGCCGATCACGGCTGATCTAAACGTCACCCTGGGCGCCGTGACGCTGGTATCCAGCGCTACGGCGGCGCAACCCCAGCCCATCGGCGGCGGCGGTCCTGGCAACGCGCAACGCGGGCGCAAGCGCGCGGTCTATATGGTGGATGGCAAGGTCTTTGACCGGGCAGAGGACGCCGCGCGATACCTTGCCAGCGTCACCTTGCCCGAGCCGGAAGATGAAGCGCAGCCCGCGCCGCGCCCGCGCCGCGCTGCCCCGGTGGCAGAGGTTGAGATTGAAGGCGAGCGCATAGCCCTGGAGCCTATCGCCCTGCCGGTGAGCGCCACGCCTGAGTTCGTGGCCGATATGGTCCGGGGCGAATTGCAGGCTGCTAGGCGCAAGCTACAGCGCCGGCAGGAAGCCCTGGAGCGTGAGGAAATGGCGGCTGTCATGGCGGCAATGCAACTGTTGCTGGATGACGGCGAAGAGATTGTTTTTCATTGAAAGGCAGAGCATGAAAAAGCCCGTATGGAAAACCAAAGACCCTACCAAGGGCGACAAAAAGCTGGCGCCCAAGCAGAAGGCGTCGGCAAAAGCGATGGCAAAGGAAGCCGGGCGCCCGTATCCGAACCTTGTGGATAACATGCGCGCCGCGCGCAAAAAGAAATAACGGCATCCGCCCTGCCGGTGAAGGGCGAGACAGGAATCCAAAATGAGCGAAACACAGACGCAAGAGCCTGACCTTGAGATTGAGGAGCAGGTTGCCCCGCTTGACGCGCCCGAGGCTAATGCGCCAGATACGCCGGCCCCTGAGCCGGAGGAGGTAATCGTCACCATTGGCGATGAACCCGCCCCGGAGCCGCAGGATACCGCCCCGGCCCCTGAATGGGTGCGGGAATTGCGGCGCGTCAACCGCGAGCGTGAGCGTGAAATCAAGGAATTGCGCGATAAGCTGGCAGCAAAGGAAGCAACCCCGCCGCCCACCACCGATCCCGGCAAGAAACCTACGCTGGAGGATCACGATTACGATACCGATGCGTATGAGCGCGAATTGACGGCTTGGTATGACCGCAAGCGCACTGCCGATGCGGAAATCACGCGCCAGCTTCAAGCGGAACAGGAACAGCAAAAGGCATGGCAAGCTAAGCTGGAAGGCTACGGCAAGGCCAAGGCTGAATTGCGCGTGCCGGATTATGACGACGCCGAAGCCGTGGCGCAAACCACGTTCAGCGTGCCGCAGCAAAGCATCATCGTGGCCGGGGCCGAAAACCCGGCCTTGCTGATTTACGCCATGGGGCGGAACCCGGCCAAGGCCAAGGAATTGGCTGCCATTACCGATCCCGTCAAGTTCACCTTTGCCATTGCCAAACTGGAGGCGCAATTGAAAGTCACCCCCCGCAAGGCGCCGCCCGCGCCCGAGAAGCAAATCCGTTCAACCGGCGGCGTTCCCGTATCCGGTGCCGTGGATAGCACCCTGGAGCGGCTGCGCGATGAAGCCGCCAAGACTGGCGATATGACCAAGGTCATTGCCTATAAGCGCCAGAAGGCCGCAAAAAAGTGATTGACGCCAAGCCGGGCGCTGGCGTAAAGTGTTGGCGCCCAGGTGTCGCGAGCCGTAAATCGCAGAGGGCATAAAACGGCAGCCGCCCGGCCTTATGGGTGAGACATGGCAACAATCCCCATCTCTCAATCATGAGGCTATGAAACATGGCAAACAGTTTCAGCAAAGAAGAGCGCATCGCCTTCGAGAATATCCTTGAAGGCTTTCAGGATGCACTGGTTCTTTCCCGCAATGTGGCGATCTACAACACCGATCAGGTGATGATGGAGCGCACAAACAACGTCATTTGGCGTCCGCAACCCTATATCGCGACCAGTTATGCCGGGACCGATATGACTGCCAACTTCGATGATTACACGCAGTTGACCGTCCCGGCCACGATTGGCTTTCAGCGTTCCGTGCCATGGGTGATGACCGGCACTGAATTGCGCGATGCCTTGCAGGAGCAACGCCTGGGCGATGCGGCCAAGCAAAAGCTGGCGTCGGACATCAACGTGGCGATCATGAACGTGGCGGCGCTGCAAGGCACGTTGTTTGTGAAGCGCACGGTTGCCGCGTCCGGCTTTGATGACGTGGCGCAGTGCGAAGCCATCATGAACGAGCAAGGCGTGATGATGGAGGACCGCTATCTGGCGCTTTCCACACGCGATTACAACGGCATGGCGAGCAATCTTCAGGCCGTGACCCGTTCCTTCGGCAACCAAACCAGCGATAACGCGCTGCGCCGCGCCCTTGTCGGCACGGTGGCCAGCTTTGACACCTACAAGCTGGATTATGCCCTTCGCAAGACTGCCGCCGCTGGTGGCGCTGGCTTGCAGATCAATACGACCGTTGCGGGCGCGCAGTTCTATGTGCCGAAGGCAACTTCCGTTGCGGCAACTGGCGAAGTTTCCAATGTGGATAACCGCTTCCAGACTGTCACAATCTCCAGCACGACAAGCGTGGCGCCGGGCGATGCCTTCACTATCGCGGGCATTGAAGCGGTGCATCACATCACCAAACAGTCCACCGGGCAACTGAAAACCTTCCGCGTGATCAGCGTGCCAAGCACGACGACGCTGGTGATTTCCCCGCCGCTTATCACGGCGCAGGGCGGCACGGATGCAGAAGTGCAGTATCAGAATTGCGTGGCTGCCAGCACTTCAACCACTGCCGCTATCGTGTTCCTGAATACCGTGACCAACTTCATGAATCCCTTCTGGCACAAGGATAGCCTGGAAATCCTGCCAGGCCGTTTGGCAATCCCGAGCGATGCCGGCGCCGCTGTCATGCGGGCTTCGACTGACCAGGGCATCGAATTGGTCATGTCCAAGCAGTATGACATCAACACGCAAAAGACCAAGTATCGCCTTGATACTCTTTATGGCGTGGTGAACAAACAGCCGCAAATGAGCGGCATCATCATGTTTTCCCAGACCTGATCGCAGCAGAAGGAGATCACGAACATGGCTACTTTTTCGAGTTTCGTTCTGCCGCAGGGCAATTCTGGCGACATCATCATTCCGGCGAATGAAAGCATCGCGGTTGCGTGCCAAGGTTCGGCGCAAGTGTCGCGCAAGCTGGGGTATCCCAATTACCCGGATCAGGTGACGCTGATCGGCACCGTAAGCAATGGCCAGACGGTGTTTGGCCCGTATGCTTCCGGCGCCGTCATTGTGATTGAAGCCTCCGGTGGCGTGACTGCCCTTTATGAGGTGGGCACGGATCCTGTGGTCCAGCAGGGGCGCTTGAACGCGCAAGTTCAGGTGACGCCTGCCAACATTACTGATGGCGGTTCTATGGGGTTTTCGCCAGCGAACCTGCTGACCGGCTATGTGACTGCGACCCCTACCACGGGCCGGAACATCCAGCTACCAACCGGCGCGGAATTGGACTTGGCGACCAATATGGCTGTCAATGATAGTTTTGATTGGACGCTTGCTACGCTTGCGGCCTTTGCGCTTACGATCACGGTTGATACGGGTCACACCATTGTCGGGGCGGCGGCAACGGCTGGCACGGCTGGCGCCACCGCGCGTTTCCGCACGCGCAAGACGGCGGCTGATACCTTTGTTACCTATCGATTGTAGTAATGACTTGGGCGGGCTTCACGGCCCGCCCAAACCCCTTGCAGGAGGCTTTCCTATGCCGTTGAAGAAGGGTTATTCTAAGGCTTCCATTTCCAGCAATATCAAAAAGGAAATGAAGGCTGGCAAACCGCAAAAGCAGGCGGTGGCCATTTCTTTGAATACCGCCCGCACGGCGGCGATGAAGGCTGGAAAACCCGGTAAAGCGCCGAAAGGTGCAAAATGAGACCTCTTCCAACTATTCTTTACCGTGTTCCTGGCGCGCATTTTGGCCCGCCTGGTGTTACCTATGATTATCGCGGTATTGACACGCAAGAGGCGCTAGAGGCTGCTTTGGCTGATGGCTGGCATGATAGCCTTACCGCCGCGATGGCACCGCCTGTAGCCGCGCCAGAGGCCGCGCCCGTGCCTGCCGATGACGCGCCCGTAATGCGCGCCGAATTGGAACAGAAAGCGGAAGAGCTTGGCGTCAAGGTGGATGGCCGGTGGTCAGACAAGCGCCTGATCGCCGAGATTGAAGCCAAGATGGTGCCGGTGAAATGAGTTACACCAAGCGCCAGCTTATCGAAGCCGCGTTTGAAGAGGTTGGCCTTGCGGCCTATACCTTTGACCTGACGCCGGCACAGATGGAATCGGCGCTGCGCCGCATGGATTCGATGCTGGCGACTTGGAATAGCAAGGGCATCCGCATTGCCTATCCGTTGCCGCGTAGCCCAGAGGATAGCGGCCTTGATGAAGAAACAAGCATTCCAGATCGGGCGGTTGAGGCCATCGTTTCCAACTTGGCACTGAGGCTTGCCCCAGCTTACGGCAAGGCGGTGGCGGTGGAGGTGAAAACATCGGCCCGGCAAGCTTATGAGGCGTTGCTGGCGCGGGCTGCTATGCCTTCGGAAATGCAATTCCCCAAAACCCTACCGGCGGGCGCGGGCAACCGGCCTTGGGTATCTGACAATCCATTCATGCCGGGGCCGGTTGATCCTGTCTTGGTGGGGCCTGATGGCCCGCTTGAACCGTAGGAACGGAACGCCATGCCGACGATCAACCAACTATCTGCGATCAACAGCCTGAGCGCAGGCGATAACATCTTGGTCTATGCGCCTGGTGAAGGTGACACGCGCCGCGCCAGCCTTTCGACGTTATTGGCGTTCTTTGAATCCTATTTTGCCGATCCTGACTACACCACGCAAATAAGCGCGCCGACTTCGAGCGGGTTTAATCTTCAGCTTGGCGCGCAAACGCAAAGCCTGTTTTTGATCATCAACCCAACCGGACCTTTTGCGGCTGGCACCATTACCTTGCCGCCGGTTGCGTCATGCTTTGACGGGCAGGAAATCCTTGTCGTTTCTTCCCAAAGCATCGTGACGCTGACCGTGAACGGTAATGGCGGCACGTTGCTTGGAACGCCTGGCGCGCTTGGCATTGGCGGGTTTTTCACGATCCGTTTCAATAGCCTGCAAGCTACTTGGTATACGCTTTCCAGCAATACGGGTTCCAACTTTAGCAGCCTGACGCTTTCGACCGGCATCAACGATGTGAACGGCAACGAGCTTTTGCGCGTTTCTGCCACGGCGGCGGCGGTGAATGAGGTTACTCTTACCAATGCGGCGGCGGGCGGGGCGCCCAGCCTGAGTGCAACCGGCAATGACACAAACATCAACCTAAACCTTGTGGCCAAGGGAACGGGCGTGGTGCAGGCTGGTGGTGTCCCCGTGGTGACAACCACGGGCGCCCAAACCCTGACCGATAAGACCTTGACGGCGCCGGTTATCAGCAGCATTAGCAACACGGGCACCCTGACGCTTCCGACCGCCACTGATACGCTTGTCGGGCGCGCGACAACTGACACGCTTTCCAATAAGACGCTGGTGGCGCCCGTGCTTGGAACGCCTGCCAGTGGCGCATTGACCAATTGCACCGGCCTTCCCGTGGCGACTGGTCTCAGCGGCCTTGGCGCCGGCATGGCGACGTTTTTGGCAAGCGTCCTTGGCGCCAATGTGGCGACATTCCTGGCCACGCCTTCCAGCGCCAATTTGGCGGGGGCGCTGACTGATGAAACGGGCAGCGGAGCGGCGGTGTTTGGCACCGCGCCGACTATCACGGGCTTGCGCCGCGCCGCACCTGTCACCAAGACGGCAAATTTCACGCTTGGGGATGCGGAAGATTACATCATCAACAACAAGCCCGCCGCCGCTTGCGTGGTGACGCTGCCAGCGCCGGCAAGCCATACCGGGCGCGTGGTGGTGATGAAAACTATTCAGGCGCAGGCAATCAACAGCGCTTCGTCAGACGTGGTTCCGCTTGCGGGCGGTGCGGCGGGTACGGCCATTGTATCGGGCACGGCGGGGAATTGGGCCGAGCTTGTGAGCGATGGCACCAACTGGATCATCATGAAGGCTTAAGGAACAAGACATGACCATTCGCGCACCATTCTACCCGGCCCGTGGCGCTAATCAGGTGGTGACGCCTGCCGTCGCATCGGCAGAGGTTTCCGTTGATCCAAAGGCCAAAAGCGTGCGCCTTGTGAACAGTGGCGACGATATCTGCCATGTGCGGATTGGCATTGGAACGCAAACCGCGACAACCGCCGATACGCCGATCCGGGCCGGTTCGGAAATTATCGTTTCAAAGGGCGAAGGTGAAGGCAACGTGGCGTATATCAGCGCTTCCGGAACCACGCTTCACATTCAGCCCGGCGAAGGTGGGGTTTGAGTGCAAATCCCGATCCTTACCGGCATTTACACGGATAGCAGCCCGGACTTTCGGACGGCTTACCCCGTGAATATGGCGCCGGTCCCGATGCCGCAGGGGATTTCAAATGGCTATCTGCGCCCGGCTGAGGGGCTTGTCAGTCAGGGCGCT